GCCTCTTAATCCAGAACCTAACGCATAAAGCATATAAGATAATTTTTCATTTCTGCTTGTATCTGCCATTTATAAAACTCCTTAACCCATTCCAAAATATAATGCTGCTAGTTGTGCAGCAGTTCCTAATATATCTCCTGTGCCAGTTTCTCTTTGTGTAGTTTGACCAGCAGTAGTTGGAGCAAGGGCTTGACCCAATAAACCAATCTGTTGAGGCCCGTAAGCCAAGGCTCTTTGAAATTCTTGATACGGAACATCCAACGCTCTTTGTTGTAGAGCTTGTTGTTGTGCTCCTATACCGCCCAACATTCCAAGTCTTCTGGCTTGTTCTGCTTGTAATCCACCGAGCAATCCAGCTTGGAATTGTCTACCTCTCATTTGTCTTTCTATATCTGACTCAGCAGCACCTAAAGCACGACCAAAGCCAGCTTCTCTTAAGCCAGCTGCGGTTCTAGCTGCTTGTTCTACATAAGGTCTAGTGGCTTCAGCTTCCATAATGGCTGAACGTGATCCACCAAAAGCACCCGCACGAATAGCTTGTTCTTGTGCTCTACGTTGTGCTATGTCTTGTTCTCTTCTTATATCACCTAATGTAGTTTCTATAACTTGTTGTGTATAAGGTGATTGATAAGCACTTATATCTGTTTCTAAAAGACTAGGAGTAGGAGCTTGTGCAAGTCCAGCCAATCCAGACATAGGATCGTACTGCATACCTGTTTCAAACAAACCACGAGTAGCTTGAAACTGCCTTAGTTGATCTGGATTAAAACCAGCTACTCTTGCACCTGTATAGGGTACAAAAGGTTGTTGTGCTACCGCTTGTGCAGCACCAAACAAAGTTCGTTGTTGTTGTTTCTGATATTCTGGTATTTCAGCTTCTGCTGTTGTTGCGCCTTTACTCATAATTCTTTTCTTATCATGTGTTCTTCTTCAAAGCCTAAATGCTTTAACTTCCTTGACCATCCTTTTCTTCCGCCTCCGTACAACCTTTTACATTCGGCTGCTCTAGCGAAAGCTTCTATAGATGGTAGCATTTCTACTAATTCATTGTAGTCTCCACCGCAAAAAAGTAAATTTAATACTTTATGCTTTGGAAATATTACAAATTCTGTTACCAATGCAGACTCCTTACCAGCCCACAAATGGAACAATCCATTACTTATTTTATCTTCTACGTGCTTTATTGTATAGGAGTCTTGATATCTTAAGGCTTCCTCTATGTAAGGTTTACAACGAATCCATTGCATTTCCCATTCGGGTTTAAAGTCAACTACGTTATCAGTCACCTTTTGCATATTCAATAATACTTAAATATAAGTCTATGTTTGCATGATTAACCTGTGCTTTAACAATCTCGCCTTGTTGCAAAATTATCCCCGCATTGGTTTGTAATTCTTCTGTAGCATATGCTGATATATTTTTTTGTTTGTATATAAAAAACTCATTAGAACTGGTATCGGTTATTGATACGTCTAAATTTGTTTGTTGATTACCATGATCGCAAGCTAAAAAACTTTTAATAATAGTAAAATCAAAATCACCACCGCTAGGTGCTGTATATATAGTTTGTTGTGTAGTTGCTGCAAAAGAATATTTAATATTCGTTGCACGTTGTATGTACTGTCGTTGTGAGGATAAGTCCATTATCTTCTGCCTCTGTTCCTGACATCTAACCTTATATTACCAACTTGGAAGTCTTGTGTTGTACTTCCTGTAACTGTCATTTGTACCTGTCGTGCTGAGAACCTTGCATCGGTATAACCATCACTTTCAAAGGTGAAACTGCCAAAGTCAGTCTCGCTTCCTAGAGGTGTAAATCTACCTTTGAAACTAAGAGTCACACCAGGTAAGGTGTTTGCTTCTTCGTCTGGAATAATCTGGTTGCATTGAACGTACCTGTCGCCATTGCCAATCTCTATAGGGCCACTTGTTGCAAAAGGTACAGATGTACCTAAACTTGGAGAGTTAGCCAATAACTGTGATTCGTGTTCGTATATAAAGCCACTTGAGTCGCCCGCTATAGGGAAGTCAAATACACCTTGGTCAATCCAACAACCACGATCTAATGATCCTATAGACCATGTATTCTCTCTGTAGTTCCATATAACGTATTTGTTCGGTGTGTATTGTCCATCACCGCTTGGGAATCCCCACCATATCTCGTTGAAGTTAGAGTTGTGTCCACCCCAACTAGCAGCTCTGCCTTGTTGGTTTAGATTGTCAAATACATAGTCGTGAACTTCACATGGTATTTCTCTAACTTGTCCATCGTAAACAAAGAATGAGTTCTCACCCATCCATGCCATAAATGATCCTGTAGAAACAATAACTCTTCTGCCTACTGCTTTACAGTTAGAACCCGCATCAGCTATACCATAGATAAAAGGATTGCCTGTATAATACATTCTAGCTATGCCTGTATCACTAAATATAATGACATCAGTACCAAACTTAACTGCGTACAATGCTCTACCACCCGTAGGGATTTGTAGATCACCCGCTGAGTTAGTGGCTTTTGATGTCCAATTATTTCTGTCTTCTCTATCAGACCAAGCAATCTTTCTAGGATCGCTTGCAGAACCAATAGCTACTAGATGTCTTTCATTGGTTACAATGATAGCCTGATTACCTACAGGTGCATTGGTTACTGCTGTAGCTATCGTATCGGCTGTACCGCCTGAGTTTGGCGACCACTTGTATATCTTGCCATCACCTGAAAAAGAAAAGACTAAATCTTCACCCCAGTTATCAAAAGCAAAATGACCTGTATCTAGGGGTAAACCCGATTGACTTCTAGCATCACCGTAGTCTTCTTGACCGTATTGATAAGCACCAAAGCCTAAAGGGTCTTGACTAGCATCGTTTACAAAACCAGATGGTGTGATGTCTGTCCAGGTATTGTCATAAAGTACATAGACTTTTTGCCTTGTACCCACAGCTAATATAGGCTTACCTGTGTTATCGGAATGTGCATACATTCCAATGGGTTCGCCTGTAAGAGCTGTGTTTCTTAATTTGTTCCAACCACCTATAGGTTTTAGGTAGCCATTTTCAAAGCGTACTAAATTCCCGTCTACCCAACGGCCTTTGTTTCCGTAATCAGTCCCGTTCTTGACGATTCCAGCTGGTGGAGTAATAGGAAGTAATGCCATTCACTTTTATTAGTTTGCTGCTATGTAAGCTTTACCAGTTGTTACTGCACTAGTGTAAGATGATTTATCATCACTAGAACCCGCAACATCTGGAGTCTCATTTTCACCATCGTAAGCTAAAATAAGTTCTAAGTGGTCTACATTACGTTGTACCACGTCATTTATATCAGCTTGTTCCCAGTCACCCGCTATAGCGTTACCATCTGCATCAGTTTCACCACCCGCATAAGGTGATGCGTTACCATTAGTATTAATATCATTAATAACAGTTACGCTATCTGTGGCTGCTGTTAATACTTCTGCTACTGTTTGAGCTGTCATTGTTTTCTCCGTTAGTTATTATTAAGTTTATTTTCTAATT